GTTTCAGCTTATATTTACTGGCGCTGAAGTGGACACAGTAGAAGAGAATGTTCACGGCGGGGCCATGTGGGCTAGAATGCCGATTACTGGCTTAGCTGCTGATTCTGACTATGAAGGCTGGCCAGAGCCGATGCCAGTTTGGGCCTGTCAACCTTGGGACTGTTCATCTCACAACCATTCGGTTTATGTCATTGATCGAGCAACTCCTTGTCCATGGCTGGCGAAGATTGATGGCGAGTTTTATCCAGCAAAATATTATTTTACCGTCGATTACGCCGAGAACGAGATTGCAGACGATCCAGCGCAGCACAAGCAATCTCATGTTTTAGAGCTGCTGGATGCTGGCAAGTGGACGGGCAATATTGTTGCTCTGCCAAACAACAGAGTGCGAGTCACACACCCAGCTTGGTTTACTGTTGGCGAGGGTGCGCCAGACTTCAAACCGTCCCAGCATATCCATTACTCAAAAAGCGAACTTGATTATACATTGGATGTGAACAAGGTTTTTGATAACCTGTATGCTCCTGAAGAGCCTGTACGCCAGAAAAAGCGTAAAAGGAAAAAATAATGGCGGTAAGTGGCAGTAAAGATTTTGAACCTGATGTAGCAGAGTACATCGAAGAAGCGTTTGAGCGTTGTGGCTTAGAGCTTCGCACGGGTTACGATCTAAAGACCGCACGCCGCAGCATAAACTTGATGTTGGCAGAATGGTCCAACAGAGGTTTGAACCAGTGGACTGTTAAGCAAAAAACTGTCTCCATGGTGAAAGACACCAAGACGTACAACATTGACTCTACCAACGCTACCGCTCCGATTGATGTTCTAGACGCTTTTGTTAGAGAGTCGATTGGAGGCAGTGATGTAGACATGCCGATTAGCAGAATCAATCGCGCAGAGTACGCGAACATTACGAACAAAAGCACCACAGGCAAACCAAATCAGATATTTGTGGACAAGCAAATAACACCAACGATTTCGGTTTGGCCAGTGCCTGACAAGAATTCTACCTATGTTATTCACATGAACGTGTTGACTCGCATGGATGACGCTGATGCAGCAACCAATACCATGGATGTGCCATTTCGGTTTTACCCCTGCTTCACCGCTGGACTTGCCTATTATATGAGTTTGAAAAAAGCGCCTGACAGGACTGGCATTTTGAAAACCTTGTACGAAGAAGAGTTTCAAAGAGCTATGTCCCAAGATCAGTCGAGGGCATCGTTTAGAATTTCACCAAATCTTGGCGGGTATAACTCGGCTTAGTTATGGCATTTGCAAGCGGCAAACATGCGTACGGAATCTGTGACATCACAGGATTTCGTTACAAGT